CTGGGGGCGGTGGAGGCGCTGCGGTCCCGTCCGCAGGTCTCGTCACGTCGAATGGGACCGCGCTGCAATCGCTTCCTGCCGGGAACACGAATAACATTGCGGTCGATAACGGAAGCTCTTGGGTCTCTCGCTCTCGGTTCTTTAACCCAGCTTCCGACGTCATCGAAAAGTTCGACGACTTTAGTTATTGGGCCCCCTATATCGGCACGGCCTTAGGGGTCGGGGAATTGGGGCTTGTCTTTTCCGGCACCGTCGCTCGAGTCGCGAATAGCTTTAATAACCGAGAAGGGATTATTTCAATCACGTCCGGCGGCGCGGGCTCGGGTTTTGTCGGTGACCCGAACGGGACCATCTTCGGCGCTTCGGTAGACGTCTTAGCAGGCTCTTTCTATTTTACGAATTTGCCGGATCCGGTCACAAACCAATGGGACTTCACCTTCGGCTATAGCAATACGTTCCCTGGCCTCGGCCAAGGCCCGGTCATGGGAATTAGCGCCGGCATTAGTTCGACCAAATTTGTGACGCTCAGTTATGCGGCGGGGACTCCGACGATCAGTACGACAAGCGTCGCGTTCGCTACGAACACTTGGTACCTATTCGAAATTGTGACCACCAATAGTTCGAGCGTTCAGTTCTATATTGACGGCACTCTCGTCGCGACGTCGAACACGAATATCCCCGGGGCCGGCCAACCGTGCGGCGTGCAGTGCCGAAGCGTCTTAAGCGCCGGTAGTGCCGGCGTTATCTATTCTGATTTTGTTTATCGACGAACCAGCTTTACTTCCTCACGGGGGACTTTTGTCTAATGCTCTACATCGGATTTAAAGTTTACGGACCTAACAACGGCAAGGGATACCCCGAAGGGTATCCTTACGAGTGCTACGAATTTAACGCAGAAAATTTAGCCGATGCGAAAGCGATGAAGCCCGAGCTTCACGTCATGACGATTGACGATTACACGGCTTACAAGAATGGGCTTATGCAGTGCTGCGGGTCTCAAGTCGACTCAGCCAACGATAAAGCTTTTAAAGGCAAAAAAGCGTGGTGGAAGTTTTGGTAGAGCAAGTTCCCCATATCGTCACTTGGGCTGAGGTGGCGCGAGACTTCGTTCCCTATCTGGGGGTCGCCCTCATTCTCTGGGGTATTTGCCGGTAAATGTCCGATTGGAGTGTCACGTATGAGAAGGCTATTAAAAACGATGGCACGCTTCTTTTCCCAGAACGCCTCACCCCGGAATTCCTTGCCAAAGCACGGCGTACCATGGGGTCGTACCTATTTGCGAACCAGTACCAGAACGAAATTATTCCGGATGGCGAACAGACCTTCAAAAAAGAGTGGTTAAGATACTATGCCGAGCTGCCTGAACTTACCCACACCTACGCGTTCATTGATCCGGCGATTTCCGAAGCCGACACCGCGGACTATACGGCGCTTTCGGTCGTCAGTGTCGATAAGAATCAAAATTGGTACGTTGTCCACACCTCACGACGACGTATTAACCCATCGCAGATCATTGAATTAGCTTTTGAAGTGCATCGGCGCTATAAGCCACTCGTCATCGGCGTCGAGGACGTCGCCTTTCAGCGCGCGATCATTCATTTTGGCTACGAAGAAATGAGACGCCGGGGGATTCATATCCCCCTTATGGGCGTGAAACGGGGCGTTGATAAGACGAAAGAGATGAGAATTCTTTCTTTAGTCCCCCGATTCGAATGGGGAAGTTTATTCATCGGTCAAGGCCAGCATGATTTAGAGCTCGAACTTGGGCAGTTCCCTCGCGGCGCTCACGATGATATTTTAGACAGCCTGGCATCGATTAACGAAATTGTGGCTTACCCCACAGAATTGAGGAAAAAGAATGAGCCGCCAAACCCCAACGACCCCCGCTATGAATCCTGGTTCATCAACCAACTTAGCCGCCGAAACGTTGAAGGAGAATAATAAGAAAACCGGAGTTTCACGTGGAACCCTGAATGAGTTCCTAGAGAACGTGGCCGGCGCAATGGCGATGGGCCCGCAAGACGGCGAAGATATGCCGTGGATTGAAGTAACGCGCGACGTGCTCGAACACTTTAACCGCGGTCAGATGGCGGGCGTCGATAAAGCCGGCTACTTCGTCTTTCAAGGTGTGAAGGTATACGAGCAAGGAAAGCGGGAGGAAGCAAAACTGCGCGATTCTCTCACTTCAGAACAAGTCCTATTCGGTACGAAATGAGCGAGCAATTTCTTATCGGCATTCTCATCGGGCTACTCGTCGTGCAGCAATTCTTTTACTTGATGCAGATCCATAAGCTTTTAAACAAACTCATGTCGCGAAATTACTTTGATTACGAAAAATCAAAGCCGCAGGACGTTATTAAAGTAAAAATGCCGACCGCTCAAGAACCCTTAGAGGACTTTGGTGTTTTGAAGGGCTTTGAGTTAACCTAGTAGCCAAGTTCATTTAAGAAATTCCACCAAGGGGTTGGGGGAAAATGTCTCTTTTCGATACGATTCGCAATAAATTAAGCGCCAAAGCGAGCGGAGCTGCGGCAGAAGAGGCAATTCCGGAGTCGGCCGAAGATCAGTCCGACGACGAGAAAAAGGTTGCGGCCTTTGTAAAACGAAAGTTCGAAGAATCTAGAACCCAAGCGAATCGCGTGAGCCACGAAGCGGTCTGGATGACGAACATCGCCTATTTAATGGGCTATGATTCGGTCTACTACGACACCTCGACGCGCCAATATAAGCCGCTTAACCGCGCTCAGAGCGGGCTTAATAAAAATCGCCTTCACTCAAATCAAATTCTCCCGGCCGTCCAAAACCGATTAGCAAGACTCTGTAAGGTCCCCCCGCGTTGGGAAGTTAGACCGAACTCCATGTCCCAAGAGGACAAAGACGCGGCTCGGTTAGGCCAAGAAGTCTTGACCATGCTCTGGGAGAAATGCGCACTCAACTCGAAACGCATTATCCTTTTAATGTGGACCCAGCAATGCGGGCACGCGTACTTGACCGTGTGTCACGACGATACGCTGGGAGAACCGCTCGTAGACCCCTTGACCGATGAATGCTTAGGCTACGAAGGGGAAGTGCGCATCGATATCGTGTCCGCCTTTGAGGGTTTCCCAGACCCCATCGCAAAAGACATGGATGAATGCTCCTGGTGGGGTAAGGCGAAAGTCAGAAAATTAGAATATTTTAAAACGCAGTTCCCCGAGAAGGGGGACCTCGTAAAAGCCGAAGACGCGTGGCTTTTATCTACGCAGTACGAATTAAGAATCAATTCTCTTAATTCGAATGGCCCTTCCTCGGGCGGCAGCGCCGTGTCTCAGATGAAAGACGCGGCCATTGAGCTTGCGTACTACGAGAAACGTTCGAGAAAGCACCCCCGGGGCCGGATGATTATCGTCGCGAACGGCGTCGTCCTAAAAAACGATGAGCTTCCGGTCGGTGTCATTCCCGTCGTGAAATTCGATGACGTGGTCGTCGCCGGGAAATTTTACTCCGAAGCGACGATTACGCACGCGCGCCCCATGCAGGATTACTATAACCGGCAGCTCCAAAAGCGAGCCCAATGGCTCGATAAGATGCTGGCCGGTAAGTACTTAGCCGAAAAGCGCCACGGCATCGTTAAAGAAGGCTTAAATGATCAGTCCGGCGAAGTCGTCGAATACGACGCGATCCCGAACGCGCCGCCCCCGTCTATAATGCCGATCCCGTCCATTCCTTCCTACGTTTACGAGGAAGGAAAAACGACGAAAGACGACATGTTCAGCGTTTTCGGCTTAAGCGAAGTCTCTCGGGGGCAGCTCCCCTCGGCGGGTATTCCTGCGGTCGGGATGCAACTCCTCTTAGAACAAGACGAGACGCGTATCGGAATTGAGACCGAACAGCATGAGCATGCGTTTGCGAAATTAGGTCAGCTCATGCTCATGTACGTCGGTGAATTCTATAAGACCGAGCGTAATCTCAAGACCAAAGGAAAAGGCCTTGAATACTCGATTAAGAAATTTACCGGCGAAGATCTTAAAGGAAACTATGACGTCTCGGTCGTTCGCGGAAGTACGATCCCGACTTCGAAAGCAATGCGCCGGCAAGAGCTCCTTAATCTCTACGCTCAAGGCATACTGGGGAACGTTCAAGACCCAAGCGTTAAGCAAAAACTCTTAGAAAGCTTAGAGTACGGCGACCTTCAGGAAGTTTATCAAGGTAACGCCATCGACCGCGGCCAAGTCCAACGCACGATTCAAATGCTCGAACAAGGCATTAAGCCCAAGGTCTATAAGCTAGACCCGCACGATTTACACGTCATCATGAAGCGGGAATACCGAAACAGCGAACGTTGGGACTTACTCGAACCCGAGATTCAAGCGCTCTTTGATCAAGATATCGATGAACATTTAATGCAGCTTGCTTTCTTAAAGAACCCGGCACTGATGCACCCGCCCCCCGGGCTGGGCGCACCGCCGCCGCCGCCGCTTCCGACCATCGAGGACGGCACCCTGCCTCCGCCGCCACCCGCGGGAGTAGCCCCCGGAGCGCCGCTGCCTATGGGCGTCTAATTTTTTTTAACTTTTAAAGGAGAACACTTTGGACCACATGAAAGAGGCTTTAAAACGACGACGCGCTCACGGTTTAGATTTAACCATCGTCCTGGGGCATCCCGGTAAAGAAGACGGGATGGAAGTCCTCGCTGACCGCGACGAATTAGAAGAGAACGGCGATAATTCTGAGCTTGCGCCGGAAATCAAAGACGAAAAAGGGGCCGCCGTAGTGCCCGCTGAGGATGACCCGCACGCCAAAATGGCGGCGATGCTTAAGGGCGGAAGCCTTGGCATGAATCATTTACTCAAACATAAAAAATAAGCGTAAGATACGACTCATTCCCCCTCTCATTTCTTAATTTGAGAGGGGTTAAAGTTTTTAACGGGTTGGGGGAGTTTACACACATGCCTTTTGGCGTCGAATTACCAGACAATTTAGGGGAAAAACCATCTACTGAAGTCGAAGAGAGAAATACGCTAGAAACTTCAGACGAGAGTGGTGAGAGCCCCGAGAAAACTTCGAACGAGACCGCAAAGGCCCAGGAAATCCAGGAACTCTTGGATCTGGATAAGCAAGAGCGAGTCCGCTTTGATGGGCGTGAATGGAGCGTAAAAGAACTCCGGAACGCTTATTTGATGCATGGCGACTACACGCGTAAAACGCAAGAATTGGCCGAAACCCGCAAGTACGCGGAAAACTTCGCCGCCGATCTTCAGACCGTTTTACGACAACCGGAACTCTTATCCGAATTAGCGAAGATCTACCCCGCCGAGTACGTGAGACGCGCGGAAGCTCTTTTGTCCGAGCTAAAGAACGGCAACGGTTCCACCCAAAACGCCTCCGCATCACAGCAAGAGAGTCCACAAAAGCCGAACCTTCCTCCCGAGTTTCAAGAAATACTTTCTTGGAAAAAGCAGGTCGAGCAAGAGCGCCATGAAGAACGAGTGCAAGCGACTCAACGCGAATTAGATTCGTTATTCGATAAGTACGGTAAAACGTATGATCTCGCGAATCAAAAAGCGGTGAATAACGCCGCCATCGCACTCGTGGAAGCAGGCCACAAGCTCACTCCCCAAGCTTTAGAGAAATTATTTAAGCAGGAACACGAAGAGAATAAGGCCCGGTTCGAGAAACTCTATTCCTCCAAAGTGCAGGCTCAAAAACAAGCAGGCCTCAAAGCGCGTGACGCCGGCCCAGGCGGTAGTGCTCCTGGGGCTTCCCCGAAAGTCGCAAGAACGATGCGGGAAGCTAGGGATCAATGGCTTAAAGATCTAGAGGCCTCAAAATAAATTAAAGGGACAAAACGATGTCTAACCAATTCCAGAATATTCAGGCTGGTCTTGCGGAGTTAAAGAATTACTACGAAGGCCCCATCCAAGACCAATGGAACGAAGAACTTCCGATTTACCGGGCCGCCGAGAAAATTGAAAAAGGCTGGTCGGGCTACCAAGTAGTCCGCCCACTTCGCGTGCGTCGTAACCAAGGTATCGGGGCTACGAGTGACGGGGGACCACTCCCTTCTATCGGCCGCCAAACCACCGTCCAAGCGACGATTACGTCGGCGTTCAACTACCTTCGTTTCGGCGTTACCGGTCCTATGATCAAAGCGTCGCAACAAGATATCGGCTCTTTCGTGCGCTCGGCTTCGTATGAGCTCGAAATGGGTTATAAGGATCTAAAGTCCGACGTGAACCGTCAGCTCTCTTGGGACGGAACGGGAACCTTGGCCTTAGTCAACGCGAACACGAACGCTTCGACCACTTTGGTCGTAACCTCTCGTTCGGGTTCTGAACCGGCTTTGAAATTCTTAGACGTTGGCCTCGTATTCGATATCGTATCCGGCACGACCGTCACTAACTCGGGCGTTACGATTACGGCAATTTCGTCC